GTCGTAGCGGGCACGCAGTAGGCCGTCCAGGCGGCGCGTGCTGGCGCCCGTAATCGTTGCCTTCTGGAGGAAGCAGATTTCCATGCCGGCGCTGGAGAAGATCACCGCGAGCTGCCGCCCCAGGCCCCAGTTGGTGAGGTCCGCGGAGAGGTCTTGCGTCAACGTGCCGTTGTCCGGGCCCAGCTCGGAGTATTCCGGCCCCTGGGCCACGTAGGTCGGCCCGGTGTCCGGCAACGGGTCGTCCAGCGTGCCGCCGGTCTGTACGAACGAGTCGTTCCCGAACAGGGTGTAGGAGCTGTCATCGCGCGACAGCCACAAGGACGCGAAGGCGATCTGGGAATTGGCGCGGATGTGAGGGATCAGGATGGCTTGGTCGGACGGGAAGTTGCCCAGCACCTGTTCCGGGATCTCTACCCACACGAATTGCTCGTCAGGTTCCGGGGCCTGGGGCGTCGGCGGCAGGCCCCCAGGATCGGAGATGAACGAACTCTTGGCCACTCCGTAGAAGTTCGGGAGGACGTTGAGCTGCACGCGCTCTGAGTTGGTGTCGATCTCCACCGATGTGACCAGCAGCACCTCATCGAACCCGTCAGCGGTGATCGCTTGGCCAGGCAGCAGGTCGCGTGCCTCGCGGCCGGCGTCGATGCGGAACTCGCCCCCCGGGGACAGCTCCTCCGGCGACCGCAGCTCTGACAGCTTCGCGGCCGTGTCGAACAGGACCGTGGAGACGATGGCCACCTTCCTGGAGCGCTGGTGCTCCATGTAGCTCGCCTGGCCGTCCTCATCCACGGCGATCGTCATTTCCCCGAATCGGTTGGCCCGGTCGTTGAACGAGAAGATCAGCCTGTCCACCGGCTGCTCGCCCTGCATCGTCTCGATCTCCGGCAGGTGATCGGCGTAGATGTCGTCGGACAGGTTCGGCAGGGTGCCCGAGGGCTCTCGCACGCGCTGGAAGATGAGATTGCCCGTTGAGGTATCGAAGGGCAGCATGACACCGTGATCCTGGAGCATCGCCCCAAGGAGCGCTTCGGCCGTCTCACCTTCCGAGCCCACCACGCTGGAGCGCCACTCGTCGGCCTCCGCCTCCACGCCCCACGCTTCCAGTGTCGGACGATCCCACTTCTCCACGATGTGGTCGGGGTCGATCTGGAGGCCCTGTGGGAAGTTGGCGAACAGCATCTCCGCAACGATGTGGGCGGCATTCGCGCCGTCGGTGTCGTCGCTCTCGTAGGGCTCCAGCGTGCCGGCAGTAGTGGCTCCGAGGGTGCCGCCTTGCAGGAACACCCTGGTGGTGGTGGAGTAGATGGGGTAGCCGCTGATGGGATAGTATCCAATGATGGAGACAACGACAGTGCTGTTGAGCACCTCGTATGTGCCGTCCGGCAGGCCGTTGCTGTCCACTTCCACGAACGTCTGCGGCTGGAACTCGGCGCTTTGGTCCCCGCCCAGTTCGAGATACCCAGTCGTTTCCACCGCACTGGAGAGGCTGCCCACGATTGCATAGGTGTCCCCAGTCAGAGTGATGCCAGGCTCGTACCACCCATCGGACTGGGACAGCTCCGTGTTTGACGGGCGCCTCTCCAGAATGTAGGTGAGGATCGGCCAGTTCGGGGCCACGCCCATGCGTTTCTTGTTCCACACCACGTAGCAGATGTGGGGCCATCGCGAGCTGATGTCCAGGTTCGCGGAGTCCCCAAGAAAGGTGTTGACCGGCTGGTCGGCCTCGCCCCAGTAGATCGTGAACGAGCCTTCCTTGCCAAGGTCTACGGTCGAGCCGCTGGGGTGCGACTCGTTCGTGATCCGGCCATCGAAAATCAGCTTGCCGCTCTGGTCGATGCCGTGCAGCGCTGTCACGGGCCCAATGCCGAGGACATGCCAACCGGCCTCGTAGAACACGTCCTGCTCCGGCGCGCTGCCCCCCTTGCCGGCCCCCTCGATCTTCTCTTTCTTGATCTCGCGCTGATCCGCCCAGCAGAACACAGGGCCGACGTTGCGGATTCCGACGAACCACGGCGTGTAGGATCCGCGCGTGCTCAGGGTCGTGGGCTTGTCGTCCTTGATGGGCGACCCGCTTTTCTTCTGCAAGAGGCGACCGGCCAGGTAGGACAGGCCGATGCTCAGGACCATCAGGCCGACGTGGACCGCCCCGCGCCGTGACAAACGGGCCGTGCGGTGTCGCTGGAAACTGGACGGAAGCCTCATCGTGTCCACCTGTGCTTGTCCTCGATCCGATAGACCGCGAACAGGACTTGCTGCTCAAAGAACGACCACCCGCCTTGGTGGAAGCCGGAGCAGGGGATGGCGTGCCACAGTTCGTTCGTGCGCGCGCCCACGATCTCGACGTGGCCAGGTCCGCCGCCGGGGGCCCCGGTGACCACGATGTCGCCGGGCTGCACGAGGAACACGCCCCGAGCTGACGGTTCGACCTTACGGCACGGCGAGTAGCGCCGCACCAGCTCACGCACCGCGGCGATGGCGGTGCGCCGATCGTGCATGGCCGTGTCCTGGGGCATGCCGGGGAACTGGGCGCGCTGGCGCCCGTCCATCTCATCCACGACGCCGAAGACGGCCCCGATGCAGTCCGCGCCGCGCTGCTTGAAGCGTTGGCCGGACTCGTACGGGGTCTTGTCCCAAGCACGCAGCGTGTCGTCGAGCGCGCACAGCGCTTCCGGCACCCTGGCGTCGAGAGGCTCCCACACCATGGCAGGGGAATAGATGCGGACGGTCATTCCGGGCTCTCGATGTTGGGCTGGTAGGGAGGGATCTTGTAGCCCAGGCCCAGGAAGGTCTCCTCCTGGTTGTAGCGTGAGCGGCACACCTCGATGGACTTGGTGCAGCCAGGAACGGCCAGCACGTCGTTCGTCCCGCCGACCCATGAGTCGGGCACCTTGCGGGACGTGTAGAGCTTCGATGGATCCACGGAGCCATCATAGTCCCGGATGTGGATGCGCAGCCCATCTTTCGACAGGTAGCCGCGCTTCCAGTAGGTGGCATCGCTGCCCCCCGGGACGGTGATGGCGAGGTCGGTGATCGTTACCTCGTTCCCGTCCACGGAGTCGATCTCGGTCAGTTCCTGGAAGCTGATCTGGCTGGCACCGCAGCCTCCCTTGAACAGTGTCCAAGCACAGTGGTGGTTGCAGGGCAGTCCCAGGGTCACGTCCAAGCGAGACTTCTGGGGCAGGCAAAAGAACGCCGCACTGTTGGCTCGGCCCTGGAAGTTCTTGATCGTGCGCACGACTCGCCCACGGTACAGCACCTTCTGCGAGTTCTGGTCCCCGGAGAACAGCCCCTGCGTGGCCTCTTCCACGATCACAAAGATGGGAGAGTGCGGACTCCCGCTGACGGCGGTGCCCGTGAAGTCGTCGATAGGCAGGATGATGCGCAGCTCCCGGCGGTCGAAGGTGCCCTCGTTTTCTGGGATCGAGAGTGCCATGCGAGGCTCGGACGTGTAGCCGAGGATCGGCTGGTCCCAATCGGTGTACCGTGCTTGGGTGGCCAGGTTCGCCCCGTAGAAGAACTGAACGAGGACGTACCCTTCCTTTTCCGGACGTGATTCTGCTGTGACCATGCTTGCCTCCTATGTAGTGGATACGTTGCCCTCGTTGAGGGCTTCGACGATTTCCACGGAACAGGTCATGTAGCCGGTGTGCGTCCACACCTCGGTGAACGCATCGGAATCGAAGCGGGAGGCGCGAGCCCGTGCTACTCGTACCACGTCGGCCGTGTCCAAGTTCAAGCCCACGGGCACGTCCACGGTCACGCGGAAGACACCGAGGATCTCCTGGATGGTGACGGCCTCGCGCACGTAGTAGGTCCCGTCCTCCATGATGAGGCCGATGTAGTCCATCTCTTCGGAGAAGTCCGCCAGGTCCCCGATCGGGTCGATGCCGATGAACGTCCCGGAGGCGTCAAGGCTCACCGCAATGAGGTATTGATCCTGGTCGATGTGCCAGAAGCTGCGCAGGCGTCCTCGGCGGGTCTCGAAGAACTCCAGGACGTTCCACATATCCTCTCGCGTGCCGTTCAGAACGTACTTGTGCGTCTGGCGGGAGCGGTCGCCCTCGGGATGCACGAACGGGGCGCGGCCCTCCTGGGTCGTGTTGCCGTAGCGGCTGCGCCCTTTGGTGATGCCAGTGGACCAGTCCGGCTCAGTATACCAGATCGGGCGGCCGTCGTACTGAGATGCCCCGGTCGGGTTGTCCGACTTGAGGGGAGGAAGTTGCGACGCGCCAGGCGCCTCTGCCACCGTCATGCGCACGACAGGCACGCGCGACGTGGCGTATTCGGCTTCCACGTCGAGGATAATCTCGCAGTCCATCACCGGGAAGACCAAGGACCCCGCCGGCACGGCCACTCCCAGCGTGGCGTCGAACGTCAGGCTGGTGTTGGTCATAGACTCGATGACGTGGAACGAGAAGGACGCGGGTTGGCCGAAGGCATCGAGCTGGACGATAACCGCCCGAGCCCCGGCGAAGAACCGAGCGCGCCGAGTCGGAACGTTGATCGTGGTGTCGGAGGAGATGTAGCTGGCGTCCAGCTCCTGCTGGTCCATGTAGATCGGCACCTGGAAGCGCTCGTTCCCGATGCGGCGCAGCAGCACCTCGATGCGCTCCAGGCGAGTCAGGTCGAGCCCGTCGCAGACCATCCACTCCAGCTTCATGGTGCGGTAGGGCTTCACTGTCAGGCCGCGACGCGCCTCGGCAGCGGTAGCGGGGGAATAGGTGACGCTCGTGCGGAACGAGGAGGTCAGCTCCGCACGGGTGACCCAGTTGTGCAGGAACACGGAGATGTCGTCGGCCAGATCCAGCGGCTCGACGAGGCCGGCGGATCCCTGGCGGGCCAGGCACTCCAGCGAGATGCGGGACACCTCGGCCTCCACTGCCCCCGTGTGCAGGCCCGCTGCCTGGATCTCGACGCGCGTGACCGCTGCGGAGTCATCTGGCGAGGCCAGCACCTCCATGGAGATGCGAGAGACCTGGGCCTCCACAGCGCCCGTGTGCAGGCCAGCGGCTTGCACCTCCACGCGGGTGACGCCAGGGTAGCCGGGTTCGGCGGCGAGTACCTCGATCGAGGCGCGCGAGGCACGAACCTCTCCCGTGTTGTCGTCCAACAGGCCAGCGGCCTGGGACTCCATGCGGGTGACGTCAGCGACCAAGCCCTCGTCAGCGAGGACTTCGGCCGCGAGTCGGCTTGCCCTGACTTCTACCATGCCTCCAGCTTCCGCCTAGCCGTCGTTTCGGACGCCGTACTGGTAGGAGTTCAGGTCCGCGATGTCCCAGTCCGTGGCGGTGTTGGGGTCGTCCTCCAGCACCACGGACGAGCCGCGGTAGGTCGTGCTGTCCACGTTCACGGAGCCGGAGTTCGTCTCCGCAGGCGTGCCAGTGGTCTTGCGCCAGATATGGGCAATGTCCAGGTCTCCGCTGGTCTCCATGTGGGCGATGATGTCGTTGCGGATGCCTACAATCGTGGTGTTGGCCCCAGTCATGGCCACCAGGGCATCCACGGTCGCGAGGTGGACTTGCGAGGTTGTATCGCTCATCACCCGGGCGTCGTCGTCCACAGCGGTCGTGGTTTCGTCCCACGCAACTTGCGTTGAAGCGGCGTCTGCCAGTTGCCAGTCCGTGGTGTTGCCGTCGCCCGAGGGCTTCTGCGCCTCGATGATGATTTTCCCGATGTAATCGTTGTTCTTGCTCCCGGTGGAGTCGGCCACGTAGATGTCGTCCGTGGCCACGGCATCCGATGCGCTGCCCGAGTTCATGGAGAGCGTGAAGCGATCGCCCCCGGTGCTGGTCTGCTCCTGCGTGTCCACGCTGGAGCTGGCGGCGTCCCAGGTCAGGGTGAACGGGGCGCCCACGTTGGAGGCGGGCTTGCGCGCGTATTGCCAACGCCCGGCGAAGGACCCGGAGGAGTTGTCGATCGTGACCTTGAACTCGAAGTAGATCCAGTCTTCCACCTCCACGCTTACGTGGAAGCGCTGGTCGCACGAGGCAAGTTCCGTGGCCCCACGCATCACGCGGATCTTGTAGTAGTTCCCGCCCGGCTTGCTACTCGTTGGGTCAGCATCCACGAACTCGAAGCGGACCTGCTCCCCGTCCCCGTTCGCAATGGCCACGTATGGGATGGCGGTGTTGTTGATCTGCACCGCATCGTTGGCACGAAAGGCCAGGCCGATGATCCAGGAGTTCTGGACGGACCCCACGAGAGGGTACGTGGTCACTTCCAGAAGGCCAGAGGAGATGGCCTCACCGGCATCCTCGTTCGCCCCGTCGATGGCCAGGCCCACCGTGCCAGACAGCACCTCGTAGATCCGTGCCAGGTGAATCTCCTCGGTCGTGCAGGTCTCCCAACCTTCAAGCCAGCGAAGGGCCATTACGACACCACCTCCACTCCGAACTGCCCATCGTCGATGTCGGCCACGTCCCACGGCGCAGCCGAGTTGGGGTTCTCGTCGAACACCTCGGTGAACTCGTCGAAGGCCGTGGAGTTCACAACGTGGGATGTGCCGTCCACGACGGTCGTGTCAGGATCGCGGTACTTGCTGCGCACGGTGCGCGTGCCAGCAGCGGCCATGCCCATCTGGATGCCGAGTTGGACCGCGTGAATCGTCCCGGTCACCTGTTGGAGATCCTCGAAGGCGAACAGGTCGATCTGCCCGTTCGTGTCTGATCCGATCGTGCCACCCACGGTCACATCGTCGGGCGCGGAGGTGCCCACGTCGTCCACGGACGTGTAGTGATCCCCGGAGCCGTTTTGGGTCCACTGAATCGTGGCCCCGTCCGCGTTGGGCAGAAGGCCCTCCACGATTGACGGGCCGAGGAAATCGTTGTTCGTGGAGCCTGAGCCGTTGCAGACGTAGATGTCGTCGAGGCGCAGGATCGTGCTCACGTTGGAGGTGAAGCGCCAGGCATGCACGTCTCCGCCGTCCCCGCCCGTGTCCGCGAGGTTGACGCTGGAGCCAGAGATGTCCGTCACGCCGTTGTGGCGCAGCTCGTACGTGCCGTTGGTGCCAGTGCGCAGCACCAGCTTGATCTCGATGTAGTGCCAGACTCCGAAGTCGA